CCAGGTGCACATGCAATTACGTTAGTTCCGGGTGCAATAGTTCCTGTGATTGCAGTAGGATATCTAAGAATTACAATTCCGGGACCACCACTACCACCCTGTTGACCCGATGGATTTGAACCTGATCCTCCTCCACCACCAGTGTTACAGCTACCTGCATTTCCTGTTCCACCACCATTATAAGTTCCAGCTCCACCACCACCAGCTCCTCCAGCTCCTCCAGCAGCAGCTCCTGGATTTTGACCTCCACCACCTCCACCGCCAGCATAAGTTGTAGCAGGACCTAAAATAGCATTTGGTGCACCGGCACCTCCAGCTCCTCCAGTTCCGCCTGGAATTCCAGCAGCACCGACCGCTGTTGCTCCACCACCTCCACCACCAGATCCTGTAGATGTTGATCCTCCACTATTTCCTTGAGAGATAGGAGATCTTGGTGGAGTATTCCCTGCTCCTCCACTACCTGTTTCTCCAGATCCTCCTCCAGATCCTCCCGCTTTTCCAGGTTGAACTCCAGCAGGCGCATTGGCACTACCACCACCTCCACCACCATCAGCGGTTATTGTGTCTGTGTTTTCTGTTCCACCAGGATTAAATACTGAATCTACTCCACAACCACCTTTAGCAGAAGAAGAAGGCGAACCTGCTCCTCCACCACCAACTGTTACATTATAGGTAGTGTTTGTAAACAATGATGATCCTGATAAACTTGAATTTCTTAATGGACTTGGTCCATAACCAGAAGCACGATATCCACCTGCACCTCC